CCTTACGGTACAGCTTTTTAGCCGCTTCCATTTTTCTGCAAAAATCTCTTTTAGTTCCTGACTTGTTTTCTAAGAAATTATCATTAGCGTAAACATATCTTACTCTAAAGTAATCACCACTTTTTTTAGATAGTCCGTCTTGCTCTGACTTACGACTTGGAATTGCTCTACCTGTTGAAGCTAATTGAACCTTTTCCTCCATTAATTCGTTTAATACTTTTTCATAGTCAAAGTCTTGGTGTTCTCCATCTACTATTTCTTCTTCTATTAACTCCCATTCTTCAGGAATATCTTCTCCAAATTCTTCAATAAATTTATCAAGCTCTGTCTTTTCACTTGCAAAGTCATCTCTAACTTCTACATCAGCTAAAGGCTTTAATCCAACTTCTTCTCTTATTTCATCTTCCGTCATAACTCCTTTTAAGTCCTCTGAAGTAAATTCTACTGTAATAGGTTTTAATTGAACAAACTGAACAGGCAAGTCCATATTGTTTACTGAGAATATAGTCTGTAAAGTATCTAAGATATGTAGTTGGAACGGCTTTACAACTGTGTTAAGATAGAAATTTCCTGCTGCATTAAGTTCATCTACATTAGAACCCAATCCTGTATCAGATTTAATTCCCATAAGCATAGGACTTGTTACACGGTGTCCTGTAAGTATGTTTTGAACTAATAGCTCTTGTAGTGCTAGGTATTGCTTATCAGCATCAGAAACGCTTATAGGAGTTATTTCAGGAGTTCTAGTCTTATCGTCTGAGAATGTTAAAATAAACTTCCCTGAGTTAGATGCTCCTGTGAACTTCTCGACTAAACTTTGTTCTATCTGTCTTCTCTCCTCTTGCGTAGGAATACCATTAGCAAAAGAAACAAAATAGCTCCCACTAAATCCATTCTCTATATTGTTTAAATGAAACTCTGCAACCTTTTGGTCTACTAAAGCCCAATTGTTAGCCGCTAGGTAATCAGGTGTATGGTAGCAATCCATATTAGGACTGTATGCACCTGTGTATAATAACTGACTTCCTGAAGTCCTATCGTTCACATTAAAAACAGGAACAGGATAAGGTTTATTTGTTCTAGTGTTTGACCAATCAGCACTTATAAAGTAAGTATCAACCTTACCCATTGCATTAGGTCTTCCTGCTCTTACACGCTCTACAGGAATGTGATACACCTCTGCTATTTCTGTTCTTTCTCTATTCCATACAATATGTAAAGCGTAAGCTCCTTGAAGTTTAAAATCAAAAGCTATCTTTTTAATCACTTGGTGTAAACTTTCATTTGAATTAGCGTGTCTTAGAAACTTCTTAAGCTTAACATAAGCTTCTAAATTAGTATCTTCTTCTTCAGCTATTAAGTCTTCACCTGCTATCATTTCAGATGTAGCATTAATAATTGCAGCGTGTGTTGAACTGTTGTAGTATAAGTCAATTAAGAACTGAGGATATAGGTTTTTCCAATCTTCTGTTCCGTATTCTATATAATCACGACCTCTTACTTCCTGTACTATTGGTGCAGTTGAAGTTTCTAAGTTAATGCTTAAAATTGTATCTTTCATATTTATAAAGTTGCTAGTCTAGTGTTAATTTCATCAGTCAAAGTTTGACTTATAGAACTGTAGATTTGTATTTCTGTGATATCTCCCACATAGTCTTCAGTATCTATGTAACGACCCCCTATTGTATCTATAAGCTGTGTTCCTGCTACTGCTGATACTTGTGCTTCCTGCTCTCCATTCCAATACAAAGTAAAGTTACTACTATCTCTTGTCAAAACAAAATAACCACCATCTGTAAATTTAGCAGCACTAGAAAAACTTATACCTTTTACAGTACCCCCTGACTTAATGTAGATTGTATTGTCATCTTGTAATTTAATGAACTGTCCTGCTGTTGTGTTATCACCTAAAACTGCATAGTTGCTTACAGTACCTGTAGGTTTAAACTTCACCCCAATAGTATAATCACCTGATAAAGAAATTTGACTTGTAGATTGTAAGTTATCAGACCCATCAAAAGTAACTACTGCATTAGCAAAAGTTGGTTTTTCACCTGCTACAGACTGTGCCATATCAATACTATTAGAACTTTGGTCTCCCCATTCAGATACAGCACCGCTACTTTCTGTAATTCCTGAAGCTTTCCTATACCAAGCTTCTAAAGAAGTTTCATCTGTTGGAAACCAAAGTGCCTGTTTAGTAGTATTTAAACTTAATCCTAGTTTAAGTGATAACATATCTTATGTAGTTACTCCTTCGTGGTAACCTATTCCAATTCCACTCGTTAAAGTGATTGCAGTTACATTCATAAATAATGTCGTCCCCGCAGGTAAAGTAGTTACTAAAGCACTTTCTCCTGTTGCGTCATCTACTGTGATTGAAGCTATAACGCTTTCTACAGGGAAATAAACAGCATACCAATCTTTTCCTGTTTGTGCTACTGTAGTAAATACCTCTGTGCTACCATTTTTACCTAGTTGCTCAGTTAATAATTGTTGTACATTTTCTATCATTTTATTTTATTTTATTGTCCGTAATATATATAATTAGTTCCTCTTGGCTCTTGCCTTTGAGTGTATTGAACTTGTTCTGTTCCATCTTTTTCTGATACATACATCTTTCCCTTAGTTACTAAACCCTGTACTACTCCTTTGTCATCAGCAGTAGGACTTAAAACATCATCTTCAGTAGCAGGTGCATTTCCACTACTAACTGTTACTGTTCCTATCCAACTAACCTCGTAAACTTCGTACTTCCAATAACCTGCGGGAAGTAGGTTTACAGTACCATTATAAACATTAGGTGTAGCAAAATAACCAAACACCCCGGCTGTATATCTGTCGTAAATATTTTGACCTACAGGGTAAGCATACTGAACAGACTTATCTAAGTCATTAGTAAACTTAAACAAGTGCCTTATTTGAGTAGAAGCTACAGAAGTGTCTATACGATTATCCTCAGTCTGTATGTGAAAAGTAAAACTTGTTTCTGTTATTGCTTGTATCATAGTTAGTTTGTCTGTTATATAATAGAAATAAGCTGAATTTATTTGTATTGAGTTAGTAATAAAAAGAAAAAGGTGAGCCTAAGCCCACCCTAATCAAGAAATATATAAGAAAACTACTAAGATGTAGTGATTGATACATTCGTAAATGCTGAGTTGTCAAAAGGATTTGTAGTATAATCTGCTACCATTGGGAACGGCTCTGCTTCCATTCCATCGAATGTAAGAGTGTATCCGTTTTTATCTCCCCAAGCAGCACCTGTGTCCATAGTACCTGCATTTAATTCCATTCCATTAACTCTACCTAAACAGATGATAACATCGTGTCCGTTAGCTAATTGTTGATTTAATTGAGCAAAGATAACAACCTTAGTTGCTCCTAGCAATTTAATCTCATTTTGGTCTTCTTTTGTTAGTCTGTTGAATAATACCTGAGCAGTTGGTGTATAGTAGATTGTTCCGTTATCTCTACTTCCAACAATTGTGTCGGTAACAGAAGCCACACCCAAAGGCATAGAATATCTGTAAAGTCCTGTTCCTGCTCCCATTTCAATATCAACAACTTCTCCTGATGTTACAGCAATTCCTGTTCCGTCTATTGGTGCTGTAAATTGGTCGTAAACTCCGAAATAAATAAACTTTACTCCTCCACTGATACGATTACAGTCGAGTCCCCTTCCCTTTGTTAAATTTGTACAAGCCATTTTATTTTATTTTTTTAGGTTAAGGGAGGAAGGGTTTTACCCCCTCCTTCCGTATTATTTATTATGATTGGTGAACGATATCAGCTCCGATACCTAACTGAACACCTCCTGAGTA